AGTATCTGGAAACATATTTTATTTTTTTCTATTCCGCTAATTCTGGGAAATATGCTTCAGCAGTTATATAATACGGTCGACTCGATCGTGGTCGGAAATTTCCTTGGAAGTGAAGCTCTGGCTGCCGTCGGTTCCAGTTCTTCCCTTATCATGCTGCTGATTTCTTTCAGTATGGGAGCCGCTGCCGGTGCCGGGCCCATGTGCAAGCTATGTGGTGCTTTCATTGGCTGTCCCTCCTTGTATGGATTGTTTGATCTGCTCGCTTATAATAAGGCCACGCAGGGCCTCAGCGCCCCGTCTGCGAGCATTTTCGGGGTTGTGTGGGTTTATTTCTCCCTCTGCCGGTTCCTCGCCTTCTTGCGGCTGCTGTGGGCCTCCTGAGCCGCTTCCGTTTTGGTGTGGATCTGGCGCGTTGCCTCCGAGCTTTTCGTTTTCCCTTTGGAGCTGTTCGACGTTGGCGTCCCACTGCCCGCCATTGAGGCGGATCGTGCTCTGCTCGTGAGTGGAAAAGCCTTCGCTGCACGCGAGGATCTCCGCGGTGATTTCCTTCACCGGATCGAGCTGTCCCTGAGACGGGCCCAGCCACTCGCTGCCGAGATAAGCGGCGCGGATCGTTGGGTTGTCGAAAAATCCGGGTGCATAGATACGCCCACGAGCCACGGCTTCGCTCATCCACACTTCATAGCACGGACGGCAAAAGTCGTCAGCCAGCCACTCCCGGCGCATTTTGAACGCCTTCCATGCTTCCAGAAGGGCGGCACGGCTGGCAGAGTAGGAGCTGTTAAACTGTTTCAGCAGAAGATCCGCGGGGACTTCCAGAGCTGCGCCTACCTGCGCGCTGATTGCCGCCACAAATTTGTCGAAGCTGCCGTTCGGGTGCGTCGGGTTTGCAAACTCCACGCTTTCCCCCGGAGCCATGACGTTGACTTGGCCCGGCCCCATGCTGTATTCGTTCGGGCCCTTTGGCTCGCCCGGAACGTCTGGATCCGTCTGATTGAACGGGTTCTCGTCGGTTGGGGCTTCCGTCTTAATGAAGGCAGTATAAAAGGACTCCACCACCGCAGCCATGAGCTCGGACTCCGTATATCTTCGGATCTGGAGCAGCGGCTCGATTACCTGCGCCAGATAGCTGACGCCCCGGTACTGATCCGGCCGCTCGGTGTCAATGATGTGCAGCACGTTAGGGAGTCCGGTGTGTTCCTGATAAGCCAGCACCCGCGCCCACGTTGTCGTTGGCGCTCCGAGCTCGAAGGGATAGTTGCTGCGGATATGGTAAGCCACCACCATGCCGTTGCCGTCAACCTCCACGCCGTCGTAGATTGTGTTCCCGTTTTCCGGGTTTCTGCCGGTCGTATAAGTGACAGATCCGCCAGATCCATAGCCTCCCGGCGTTGCGATCCGGTCTGACTCAATCAGGTGGACGCGCAGCGAGTAGGGGAGCAGGCGGGTGACAGGGTACTGTTTAATCAGTCCGATACAATCACCAGACAGGAGCCACGATACAAGGGCGAGCTGCTGGAGTCCGTAGAAGTTATTCATGCCGGTAGCGTCGCAGGCTCGCTTATCTTTCGCCCAGAGGTTAAACTCCCGCTCGGTGGTTTTCTGCCATTCTTCGGCTTGCTCCGGCGTGAGCCCCAGCACCTCCCTGTCGATCCGGCTTTTCAGCCGTAGGCCGACGCCCACCACGTTTGTGCGGTTGGTTTTGATCGCTGAGGTGGCGACGGGGGCGGCCATGTAAAGCATACGGGAGCGTTGCCGTAGGGTGTAGTTATTAAAGTCTATGTCCTCATGCGAGGATCCACTGGGAGCATTGAAGCCCTTCACGGCCCGCTTTCTCCAGCTGGCCCCAGCTTCCCCGTACCCTTTATTCTGTGGCCGCACGTCGTCGGGCAGATACATTCCCATTTCCTTGTGGTATCTGATTTTTCTCACCTCCTTGCATGAAATAAAAAACGGCGCAGCCGTGGAAGTAAAGGAGCAAAAACCTCCTTCGGCCGTGCCGTAGTAAAGCCGGAGAGATCCGGCGTTTACCCTTTACCAGTCGCGCGGGACAATGCCCAGCGCTCTGCGAGGGGCTCGCCCCTCCAGTTCAGCCTCCAGTTCCCGGATCCGGGCGCGGAGCTTCTCGATCATGTCCTGAATATCTTTCAGGGCGGTACTGTAATATTGAATATTGCGGGAGCCGATCCCGTAGCTTTGCACGCCGTTCTTTGCCAGCATGTCAGCCTCGCGATCCAGATAGGCGTCCAGCCTCCGGCGCGTGGTTTCGAGCTCCTGCTGTATGGTCGCTTTCGATCGTGCCATAGTGTTGCCTCCTTACCATTCATCAAAATACTGCGCCGCATTGTTCTGGCGTCGCTGTGGTGCTGCAGCCCTTTTTGGCCGTGGATTTTCCGGCATGTTTCTGAGTCTGCGTTCCACCGCCTCCATGTCCGGGTTGAGGATCCGGAAGCCTCCGAGTGCATAGTTTCGGCAGTCGAGGGCTTCGTTTCGTTCATGTCCGGGGATCTTTACCCACGCCCAGCGGTTGCCCCGCTTGGTCTGGGTAAGCTCCAGCTTTTCAGACAGCAGGCCGTTGAAATAATAAGAGTCATACCCGTAGCTTTCGCCCCGCGGGAAATGGCAATATTTCGCTCCCGGCTCCTGCACCTTTATGTTTGACATGATCGCCTCTTTCCCGGCGTCTACACCGAAGGTATAGAGCCAGCAGGTGATCCGCTTGTTGTCCTTGATTGCCACTTTCGAGGGCGGTGTGACGAAGGGGATCCCGTCGCCGCCTTTTCCCTTGATAGCAAAGACGCGCTGATTTTTCCGCGCCCGGCAGCGCGTGTAAACTTCCTGCGTATAGTGGCCGCCAGAGTCCACACATGTGATCGAGATCCTGAGCCCCCGCTTGTTGTCTTTGAAACGGTAGACATGCCCGATCACGTCGTCAAGCTGCTGCCATACGTCGTCGGTGTCCGGCTTTCCCATGATGTAGCCTTTTTTTATGCCCCATGTTTCGCCATAATAACCGTGCCCCACAACTTCGTACTCCAGCCGGTTGTCCTGTGTATCTACGCCGCAGGTCAGCACAAGCACACCCTCCGGCAGTTCCACCGGGGATCCGTCTGCATTGGTTCCGTAGTCCTCACGGCGGGCCAGCATGGTGTCCTCGTCGATAATGCCGCCGCGATCCTCCCAGAGTTCGCCCAGCAGCGTGTTGTAAACAACTTTCAGCTTTTGCGGCTCGTCCTTTGCCTGCAAAAATTTGAGGACGATCTTTTCCCATGGTGTCCACGGGGACGAGAAGGCGTTCAGCCAGAAGGAACGCACTCCGGCAGCGTAGGCGTCCGGGTTTTCTGCGATCCACTTCGCAGGCTGTCGGCGCATTGTTTCCTCCGGCACGAGGCACCCGCAGTTCGGACAGGCCCATGAGATCGGCCCGTCTATGCTGTACACCTTTTTCCCGCGCACCTTTTTGACGGTGTGCTTGTAGTGGATCCGGTCGAATATGATCTCGCCATACTCGCCGCACTCCGGGCACTTGTGGCACCAGCGTTCCTGTGTGCCTTGGTAGTAGCTGCTTTCAATGTTCGAGGCCCCTTTTATTGTCGGGGTTGATACCTCGACGGCCTTCGCATTGTAGAAGGTGGTCTGTCTGGCTTCTGCCAGAGCCCACGGATCACCCTCAGTTCCGGCGCTGATCGCCCAGCGGTCGCGCTCGTCGCCGATAATGTAGCGGGCAGGAGTGGAAGCGAGAGCCGACGGGCTATTTGATCCCGTGATTGTCAGCATACCGCCGGGGAAGGATTTCTGGAGGATCGTGTTCCCGGAGTCCTTCGCCTTAATATCCGAAACTTTGGCTTTCAGCACCTTGCTGTCCCGGATCATGGGAGCGATACGCAAGCGGGAAAACTTTCGGGCGTCGTCAAGCGTTGGCTGCACAAAAATAATAGAGCCCGGATCTTGGTCTATGATGTAGCCGATTATATTCAGCTCCAGCTCAGACTTACCTACCTGAGACGCTGCCACCATGACGATCTTGCGGATTTTGGGATCTGTGAACGCTTCCATAGGTTCCCGGAGGTATGGGGTTCGTGACGTGCGCCACGGGCCTGCCTCTGCTGAGGTTTCCGGGGAGAGTCGCCGGTGCTTGTCGGCCCACTCGGCCACCGTCAGTTCTTCCGGCGGTTTGAAGTTTTGGACTGCTGGGCCTATGGCCGCGTTCAGCCTCTTGGCGGCTTTCTTACTCGTCGGCTTCTTCATCTGCGAGCGCGTCGCTCCAGCCTTCGCGATCCCTCACGCGCCGCCGGTATGCTTCGGGATCGTATTGATAGCCCGCGAGCTCGTCCAGTATTTTGTAGCACTCAGTCCGGATCAGCGCCGAGGCTTCGTTGGCGCTGCCTGCCTGCACAACGTCCATGGCGAGGCGGCCGGGGAGCGCCATTATCATGCTGCGGGCGGTGTAAACGAGGTCGTTCGTCAGAGCTTCCACGTCCTCGCTGCGGTGCATTTTCCCTTCCAGCTCTTTAAGCTGGAGCTCAGCGATCTTGGCCTTGCTCTGTTTCAGATCCGCCTCTGCCCGTAGCTTGTCGGCCTCTGCTTTTACAGTGTCGGCCGTTTTGGCCTCTTTCCCATTTGCCCGATCTCGCAGGTAGCGAATGTACGCCTTGACGGTCGGGAGAAGGTCAAACTTGTAGGGCCTTTGTGACGCCGCCGGGAGAATACCCTCCTTTGCGAGCTGCTGCACCCGCCGGGGATCCAGCTCAAAAAGTTTAGCCATGATCTCCGTGCTTTGTAGGTTCTGTTTCGGATTTTCTGCCATAGCGTCACCTCCTTTCCGTGCGGTCAGGCGAAACGAAACGGCCTGAAAAAAATTTTCTGAGTCTGCGCGTGTTTTGGGCTCGCCAGCACCGCAGGGCTTTTCGGAGTGTCACAGTACCTTCCGGGCGGCCCGCTCGGTTTTGGTTCGGCCTCGCCTTTGGGCTGGCTCGGCCTCTGGCCTGTGTGTCCTTACCTCTTTGTTTCCCTGTGTTGTGGCCTTTTATTTCTTTTTTTCTTTGTGGCTTCGCTCGCGGGCTCGGCCTCCCTTGCTGCCCGGTGCCTTGGCCTGCCTTCCTGCTGGCTACTTCATGGCCTGCTCTATGTGGTGGTTGAAGCGTTCGCCCAGCTTCTCGTTGATTGTCTGCTCGATAGTCTCGCGGGCTCGGCCGTCAATCATCTGCGGCACCGACAGGGTACGCACTGCCTCGATAGGAGAGCGGCCCTCTCCGGTGCGTTGGTATGGAAGGACAGCCCCGCCTTTGCCAGCGGTCAGGAAGGTGTCGCTGCTCATAGCTGTACGCTGCCCTTTTATGATTGTCACCTTCACGGTGTACTTTCTGGGCGGCCTTACCATAGCAACGGGAGAGCCCCCGGCTATCAGCTGGCCCGGTATTCTGATCGGCTTCTTTTGCTGTGCAGAAGGCCGAGCTTTGGGACTCATTTTGAAGTGTGTCGGCGTCAGGGTTCTGCCCTTATATTCCAGCGTCGCACCGTCCACGGATATTCCAGCGACACGGATTGAAGTCTTTCCTCGCTTCGGTTTCTTGGCTGCGTCCTTTATGGCCGCGGTGTCTACGCCGTAGTGCTCGCGGATCCCTTTGGACACCCAGCCGGGGCCTCTGCTCGTGAAGTCTGATACCGTTCGCTTGATCGCTACTTCGCCGCCGTCCTTTAGCTTCTGGAGTCTTTTCACTATGTCGCCTGCTCCAGAGTAGGAGACTGTAAAGCTGCCACTCGTTCGCCGGGCCGGGCCCGTCCTGAATAGGTCACTCATGGCCTGCCTCCTTTCCTTTGAGAACGGAAAAAACCGCCCAGAGCCTTGCAGTGTCTCCAGACGGTTTCCGCTTTTTTATAGTGTAGCACATGGGTTTATCCCTTTTTATCCCCTTTTGTCCCTTTTTATCCCCTTTTATCCCCTTTTGTCCCCGCGTCCCGGAAACACTGATAAAATGGGCGTTTGCAGCTATTTGTAGGCAGCATTTTGGACTCCATTATTTTGTTAATAAAAATTTAATAATTATTTTTGCCCGGTTTTCCACATTGTCCTCCTGCTGCCTGTGGACAAAAAATGCCCGCCTCCGGCCTTTTGTGGCTTTTGGCGGGCACTGAAAACTTTTCATTTCGGTGTGTATATTTTCGCCAGCGATTGCAAAGCAGAGCCGTGGATCTTAAATGTCCGCTTTAGGTACCGCTTTTCGTGTTCTTCGTAGTCCTCCATATCTCCGAACAGGGCAGCGCATACCGCCCACCACCTTGCATGATCGAAGTATCTCATTTCAATGACGGTTTGCTCGTCCGGGTTCCTCATTTTACCGATCAGCAGCTCCAGCTCCATGCGTTCGTCGTATTCCTCCTGCTGCATGTCACGGATTGCCTGAATAAGCTCGTCCTTCTGTACGACTTGCCTTTCCATTTTGCTGGATCCGTCCCCGCTGCCTCCCGGCATACCGGAGAGGATCGGGCTGGAAGGTGAGCCCATGACGGACTCCAGATACACAAGCCGCTCGATCTTATTCTCGATCCGGCGCTGGAAGGTCGCGTAGTGCTGCAGCTTCTCCTTTATTGCGTCGGTTTCCTTCGGCTGCTTTCCTCCTGCCGCCTGTTTTTTGTGCCCCATGGGCCCCGCCTCCTTTCAGTTGCATTTACTCAAAAATCCCCTCGAATACCTCGCGGGGCTGTTCGGCTCCTTTTCTTATGAGCCGGATCCCGGTTGTTTTCCCGGTGGTTCTTATGTATCGCCTCACGATCGTGTCCACAAATGCGGGCTCCATTTCCATGAGGAACGCCTGCTGCCCGACGCTCTCAGCTGCGATCAGTGTCGTGCCGGATCCTCCGAAGGTGTCGAGGACGCCCTCGGCCCACTGGGTGTTGTCCAGCAGCTTCTCCAGTATTTCGACGGGTTTCTGCGTCGGGTGCAGCTCATTCCCGGAGCGTGTGGCCTCCAGCACGTTGCTGTAGCCTTTGTGATTGTCCCATTTCGGCTTGGTTCTGTGTGCAAACATGATGAGCTCATGCTGGGCTCTCCAGCCGTTCCCCATTCCGGGGCTTTTCTTATTCCACACAATCATATTCCTGACGCCCAGCCCGGAGCTTTCCACAAGGTCAAAGAGGTAGATCCACATTCTCCAGTCCGTAAAGATATATGCCACTTTTATGTCCGTAGCTCCGAGGACGTTCTTCATTAGCACCTGATAGCCTCTGGTTGACAGATTGTCGGAGCTGATCGTCGGAGTTGTAAATCCTCCCTTTCCGTCGGACTGCTTGCTTCCGATACTTCCGGTCGCTCTACCGGACTCCTGAAAACCGCCGGAGCAGTAGGGCGGATCAGTGAGCAGGATCTCCGGGTGGGCTCCGTCAAGCAGCAGCTCCCGATCGTGCTCGTTCGTGGCGTCTCCGCAGACAACGCGGTGGCGGCCGAGGATCCAGAGGTCGCCTTTCTGAGATATGACGGCCTCTGCCTCCGGTGTCTCCGGTATGTCGTCCGGCTCGCTGAGGTCATTGTGAAGGGCTTCTGACAGGGTAGTGACGAGGCTTTCCACCTCGTCCTCTGTGTAGCCGGTCAGTTCCATGGGGATCTCACCGGTGTCTATGTCTGCGAAAATATCAGCCAGCAGCTTATTGTCTGTCTCTGCCAACTCTGCGATCCGGTTGTCTGCCACCAGATCGGCGTATTCCTCCGCTTCGTTGGTGTAGTTCTGGTAGTCCACCGGCACCTCTTTCATGCCCTCCAGACGGGCAGCGAGAAGGCGGCCGTGTCCCTTTACGATAAAGCCGGAGCGTTTGCTGATCGTGATCGGCTGCCGCCACCCGGTTTGCCGGATAATGCGGCCGAGTAACTGGATCTGAGCGTCTGGGTGCTGGTTCGGGTTCTTTGGGTTGGGTACCAGCGTTTCAATGGCTGCCACTTTGTCGTGGGCGCAGAATACAGGCACGCCGTCGGCGTATGCTTTCGGCTCTGCCTCTGTTTTATAGTCCATTTATTTGTCCTCCTGCCTTCCGGTGCTTTCTGCTGCTGCCATGATCCGGCCACGGAGCTGCCGGTCTGTCTCGCCTTCCTCGCGCTTGATCCCGTATTCTTTGGCGAGCAGCTCCAGAGCGCGGCCTCCTGTTGCCTGCGGTGTCCATGCTCCGATCGCCTTCGCCTGACGGATAATACGGCGATCTGTGACTTTGCGGCGGTGCCTTCTTTTTATGTGGGCGATCAGGATAACGAGGGCGGCTACTCCGCAGATCAGGCACATGAGCACGAGCGGGAGCCAAAACAGGCCGAGGACTACGCCGATCCAGCTTATTCTTACCACTCCGAGCAGTTTCAGGAATACAAGGACGATCCAGAGAAGGGCAGAGGCAAGGGCGTACAAAATCCATATACCGAGCGGGTTGTTATCTTCGTGCATTTCTTTTCGCCCTCCTTCTTTGTTCCCGGTTCCCGCCGGGCTTTCTCCTGTTTCTGGGATAGTCTGACAAAAATCCCGCTTTTATGGCGCACTCCGTACAAAGATAGGTGACGTTCTGCGTCTCTTTGAGCTTGTCGGCTGCGGGCATTTTCCAGCACTTCTGGCCGCAGAGAGGGCAGTCGATCAGTTCCCAGTCCGGGTGCTTTTTCTTGGTGTCTCCGTTCAGGTTCTTGTCGAGCGGCAGGCAGAGGATCCCGCCCTTGTCGCTGTATTTTCTGGGTGTGAGATCGAAGCCGTGGGCCCGGAGTTTCTCGCGGGTTTCGTTTTTGACTTCCTCCTGCAAAACTTCCACGACGTCCACCTGCTCCAGCGTCAGGCAAAAGGCCCCTTGTGGCTCCCACTTCTTTGCCTTCCATGCCTCTGTAAAGCCTTCCAGTGTATCGTAGAGGCAGAGCCCGGCCGCTGTTTCCGTCTGGTAAGTCGTCTGCATGACGGCCTCGTCGTCCGGCTCGTCCCAGCCGTAAAGGTGCCAGCTCTCCCGGTTGTCGTAGTCCCACTGGGAGAAGTAGAGCGTGTGCCCGTCAATAGGCCAGCCGGTGCCTTTCACGGTTCCTTTTATGATTTTCGGTCTATATTGCACGGTGTTGTCCTCCTTATACTTGTACTGGGAGGGCCGGAGCCCTCCCTCTGGTTTTTGGTGATATGTCGGGCTTATGCGATTATGGTTATCTGCTCCCTGTTTGGAATGTCGGCCAGAGCCTCCACGAGATAGCTCTTTACATTGTCAACGGCCACCGCCTCCCAGCGCCCACCGTCGGCAGCTACCAGCTTAAAGAAGGGAGCGCCTCCTCTGCCCTCGGTGATCCGGAAAACAAACTCACTTTCCGGCTGTTCTACCTCCAGAAACGTGCGGTAGGGGATCAGTCTCACCGGGTTGGGAATAATGGCGTTTTCTTTCTTCGTGACGCCGGTTTTCATCACAACTTGCTGGCTGATACCGTCGTCCGAGAATGTGGCCTCCTGCGTGCTCACGATATTGCTCGCCACCTTCGTGACGTCCTCCCGTTCCTCGCTGGGAGCGAAACACGCCTGCATAGATACGAGGAAAGACTCCTGATCGTACTCCTGCCCGTATTCAAAGCGGGGCAATAGTGCGTTGACCTCAAAGAGCGTCTCACGATCCCGCTCCGGCAGCAGGCCGGAGTAAAGCAGCACTTTGGTGGCGCTTACTACCTGAATAATCATGCGATCCCGCAGTTCTTCCCGACTTTCCTTTATGTAGTCCACCAGCGAGGTGAGCGTGGTCGCTCGGATCGGCTCTGCTTTGTCTGCCTCGTCGTAGCGTTTGAGGGATTTCGTGCAGTACGTCCGGCCGTTGATCTCTATGGTTTCCGGTTTCTCTGCCTTTACGGCCAGATCTGTGATAAATGCGATCGCTTCTCTAATTCCTTCCATGGTCTCGTCCTCCTTTTCTTATGCCTGCGCCGTGGCGCGTTCCATTACTACGATTTTGCCGCCGTTTTTCGGTTGTTCTTCGGTCTGTCCGTCAGCTGTCCGGCGGTCGTCCTCCGGTTCGTATATTTCCCCAGTTACCGGATCGAAGTCCTTACCGGGTATCAGGCGGCCTGCTGCCTCCGGATCTGGATCTTCCTCTGCCTGCTGCCGTGGCTCCGGCTTCCTGCGTCTCATATCAATGGGAGCACCGGTTGGAATGTCCTGCTCCCGCTCGGCCTCTGCCAGTTCGGCCTCCTGCTGCCCGGCGGCTTCCTCCTGCTGCGGTTCTTCCTCTGTGAAGTCTGAGAGGTTCATCTGCCCGCGGATCTGGCCGTCATACTCGGCGATCTCGATCTGTCCGGTTCTCATGTTGACGCCCATCACCATTTGAGTGTCGATCGCCTCCGTGGCTGCGAGCTTGGTCGTGACGGAGATCTGTGTGTTGATTACCTGACGGCTTTTGTTCGGCGCGAATTTTATCGCTATATTGATCTGTCTCTTGGTGGTGGCCTCTGTGTTCGGGTTCTGAATGTTCTCGGCCACCTGCATGAGCGCCTCGTTGAGTTTCTCAGCGAAGGCCCCGCCTGCCAGTCTTTCGAGATTGATCTGGCTCGCTACTTTCTGCTTTGCCATTGGTTTTCCCTCCTTAAAAAATGGTATTTGCTGCAATTATGAGAAGCACAAGCGCCACGAAGGTGATCGTGATGTGCTCGCGCTTCTTGTCGCTGATCGGCGGCTTTGGTTCCCCTACGATAAAGATCAGGCATACAAAAGCCGCAACGCCCAGCAGAATGTTAAGGGCTGTCATGCCTCGCCTCCTTTCTGAGCTTCCGCAGTCTCCAGCGGCTCGGCCCGATATATTTCGCATGATCCCAGTATGCCGGGTTATACCGGCAGCCGGGACAAGCGTTTTCTTTTGCGCCTTGGCAGCCGGGGCACTCGTGGATCTCGCCGTACTCGTCGAAGCATGGCCCGAAGATACACCGGAGCCCGAACACGATCAGGGCCACCATGACAGCGCCGACTATGGCCGCGCTTGCTAAAATGATTATGGCGAAAACTGCTATTATTGCGTCAATCATTGAGGAAGCTCCTTCCTGCGCCATACCGCTTCGGTGGCCGTGGAGTGTGTAGAGCGTCTACGCCCGCAGGTTTCCACCACGCCCATGTCTTTGAGTTCTGAGAGTCTGGGCGCTACATAGTTGCGGTTGTAGTAGGGGATCCGGCCAGCCTTCACCAGCTCGTCCGTGATTTCGCTCACGGTCATGCTCCTGCTACCGAGTGTTTCAAGGATCAGGCGGCTGCGCTCCTTCACTTTGGGGATAACGGCGTCATAGCTCGCCCTCCGGGTTTCCTTTGTGGTTTTGTTTGTTCCCATGAAATACCTCCTTTTCTGCCTTCCATGCGATAGCAGAACGTCCCGTCACGCTGCACTCGCGTTTTCCGGCGTTTCTTATCAGTCCAGCCGCCTGCGCTTTGGTTAAGATCGGGCCCACGTCGCTGCGGCTTACCTGCTGCCCTCTGTCTGACAGGGTGGCGGCGATCTCGTTCGCGGTCATGTCCCTGTCCTTTATTAAATCCAGCACCATGTCCCGGAGGCTCTGAGCCATGTCTTTGCTGCGCCAGATAACGACGGCCGAAGGGAAGGGAGCGGAGCATGGCCGCCCTTTGGCGTCTTTTGTTGGGTTTCCGTCCTCGTCTGTGAATGTGAGCCTCCCGCGGATAAAGCGCACCTCGTCGGCTTTTCCGTGAAATATGTAGTCATGGAAGTAGGACGTGTCCGTGCGGGCCGGTATGAGCATTACCACCAGAGTGCCGGGTTTCTTGCTTTCCTCGTAGCCCTTCCTTACCCATTCATTGATCTGGCGTCCGTAGGGTAGATTACAGAACACGCGATACCCCCCCCAGTCCGCTTTTAAGCCGTCGTCGTCCGGTGTGAAGTATCTCGCGCACTTGGCGCTTTTATCGGTAGCGGCCGGATCGAGGTTAAAATGAAACTCCTGATCCAGCTCGCTGAAAAAGTCGGCCGGAGTACACCAGCCCATGTTTTTGCTGCTTAATAGTGCTCCGTTCATGTCAGTGCTCCTTTCTTATGCCTTCGCGGCGGCCATGTGTACCGCCGGGCCGTGTTGTATCTCTGTTACCTCTGCCAGTGTGAGGATCGGGCAGCCTTCGCCCAGATTTCTGCACATGTTCCGGGTGGTTTCCTTATCCATATAGGCCCGGATCGGCTCGCCGGTTTCGCTGTCTTTGAGGATCCGGCTCATAATGCTGCAGCAGGCTTTCCCTTTGTGTTCTCCGAAAAGCTGGATCCCGCTGCACTCATGGCACCATTTTCTTTCAAAATTCATAGCGTTTCCTCCTGCTCCCCATATTCCAGCTCTATACCTTCCAGCAGTTTGAGCACTCCGGCGATATACTGCACCCGGAAGGGTTCGAGCTCTGCCTTGTTCATGTGTTTATGTCCGTACAGTTTCCGCATATCCCGCCACACGCCCCACGGCACCCGGTAGAAGTCTTGAAGCTCGACGCTCACAAGGATAAAGGCGGCAGCGCCGAGGCGGTCGTGCTCTGCGAGGCTGTTCAGCTGCTCCTGCGTCAGCCTGTTATAGTCGATCCGGTCGCTGTCCGTGTGTTTTGCCTCGAATACGACGGCACGGCCGCCGGTGAGGGTTCCCTTAAAGTCTGGCTGTCCCGCTTTGATGTAGCAGGCGAGAAACTGCCCCTGCCGGTTCGGTGGCCTGAGCGGTCGCATGGGCTCCGGTGTCTTTTCAATGAAGGCCACGCCCTTGTCCTTGTACCAGCCGAGGCTTGCGGCGATCATATTCTCGAAGTGTTCGCCCGCTCGCTTACTCTGGAGGCCCCGCTGGCTGCGCTGGACGTTTGAGAGGGCGGCGGCAGCAGTTGGATCCGGATAGCCCTCCGCATTTTTGCCCGGCATATAGTCCCAGCTCACGCCTCAGCCTCCACGGTGATGTCGTGGCCGCGGTTTCGTCTGAGCTCTGCTGCCAGCTCGACGATCACCTCTCCGTTGATCCGCACGGTGGTGGACTCAAAGGCGGCGACTCCGTTTATTGCTCCGGTATGGGTGGGAAGGACGAGAAGGGCGTCGCCCAGCTCTTTGTCCTCCTGCCGGTTTTTCTCCTGCTCCCGGAGGCGGTAGAGGTCGGCGGCGTCTTTTACCGGGATCCCGTGCTCCTTGGCGTAGGTGATTTCTTTTTTCATGCCTTCACTCGGATTGTTTATGCCGTACACCCATAGCTCGTCGCACATGTCCAGCAGCGCGATCCCCAGCTCCATGCCCGCCTCCCGCTCCTGCGGTATGGTGTCGTCAAGAAACTGGGTGCAGTAGACATGAGGCGCGATCGGTATCACGTCCGGCCAGAGATCCACCGCCTCTCGGCAGTAGCCCTGTGCCTTCTGTATGTTCTTTTCAATGTCCCCACGGAGAGGGGAGCAGATATATATAAGCCTGTTTCTCATGGTTTGGCTCCTTTCTGGCAGCAGGCGTCAAGCCTCTGCCTGATAATTTCGCAATAGTCCGGGTTGATCTCTATCCCGATAAAGTCCCGGCCCTCCTGCACGGCTACGGCTCCGGTGGTGCCGCTTCCGGCAAAGGGATCCAGAACAGTGTCTCCGGGCCTGCTGCCCGCTAATATGCAAGGCCTCACGAGTTCCTCCGGGAATGTAGCGAAGTGTGCGCCCTTATATGGCCGGGTGGCGAGTGTCCAAACACTGCGGCGGTTTCTTTTCCCGCTTTCGTTTGGTGTGAGTCCGTGGCTTTCCCGCTCCACGGTGGCACTGTTGTTCTGTGCCCGGTCATGGGTGTAAGCACCGCCTCCCCTGAATGTCCGGGAGTTTCCGCGCCTTCTGGCGTTGGGTTTTTCCGTTCCGGCGCTTCCAGCTGGCGCAGCGTTATAAAATCCCACGGCTGGCTCTTTCACTGCTTCGGCGTCGTAGTAGTAGCGCGGGCTTTTACTCAGCAGAAAAATGTACTCGTGCGCCCGTGTCGGCCTGTCCCTTACGCTTTCCGGCATGGCGTTGGGCTTCTGCCAGATAATGTCCGATCGGAGATACCAGCCGTCAGCGCGAAGGGCAAAGGCCAGCAGCCACGGGATCCCGATCAGGTCTTTGCGTTTTAGTCCGTTCCCTTCGGTTGTTCGCCGGATCTGGCTTTTCTTTTGCCTGGCGCTTTGTATGTTCTCTGCTTTTTCGTTGAATACTCCGTCCCGGTTTCTGCCTTTTCCACTGGCTGCGTAGCTGTCCCCGATATTTACCCAGAGGGTGCCGTCGTCTTTCAGGACTCTGCGGACTTCCCGGAAGATCTTCACGAGGTTCTCAACGTACTGATCCGGCGTATCTTCGAGCCCGATCTGTCCGTCTGTGCCGTAGTCTCTCAGTCCGTAGTAGGGCGGTGAGGTTATGCAGGTGCGGCAGCAGGAGTCTGGGAGCTTTCTCAGGGCGTCCAGTGCGTCAGAGTTTATGATCTTGTTCATGTGTCGCTCACCTCCCCGGCTTCCAGTGCCAGCGGATCCGCAGCTTCCAGAGCCTCCCGTCGGTTCCAGCCGGAGAGTGCAGCATAATACTGTTCGCGCTTCCTTCGGTCGCTTTCCCGGTCTGCGAGCTTTTTCTGTCCTTTGTCCGGTAGGGAAGCGGCCACGGCATCGATCTGTGTTGTCAGTTCTCCCGGCGTCATGTCTCTGGCCTTTTCCCGCTCGTACATTGGTGCGTATTGCTGAATGAAGGCCACCCGATCCATGCCGGGCTTGCTGCCTCCCCAGTGTCCCCGGTGCATTTCCCAGAGATTGCTCCAGCCGATCGACTCCACGGCGCGGGCCACAAGGGGCGGGAGTTGCTGCTTTAGATCTCCGTGGTTAAATTCTCCCTCGGAGTAGAGTAGATCGCTGACTGCGAGCCACGCCTGATCCGGAGCTATGAGATCCGGGTGTGCAATCTCCAGAAGGATCTCCCGGAGTTCTGCCACGCTGGGCGGCCACTTGCTTGTCGCTATGTGCTTTTTGACGGCCAGCGCCACCAGAGGGGCGTCCACGTCCTCAAACATCATAGCCCAGAGGCTCACGGTGGCCTTTACGCTGTCGGCGTCCCTGAATTTGTCATAGTTCGGGTATGCGGTGACGACGATCGCCACAAGCTGAGCTGCGTCCTTTTTTGTCATAAGTCGTCGCCTCCTTCCTCGCCTGCGATAATACCGGCCAGCACGTCCATGGTGTTGACTCGTCCGGGCCGCTCAGGCTGCGCCTGCTGCCTTCCGGGTGCCTGCTGCCGGTTGCCGGTGTATTTGCCTTCGAGCACCTTCGCCATGTTCCCGGAGTTCATCAGCCAGTTAAAGTCTGCCGTCCAGTTCCGGTCATTTCTGCCTTTCAGGAACGGGGAGGCTTCGGCTTTCTCGAATAGTTCGCGGAAGGCGTTCAGGTCTTGCCCGTATTCCTTCCAGCGGGCAGCGATCGCCTTTTTCCGGTTTTCACTGATTTTTCTCAAAACCGGGTAGCTCTTGCAGATTTCGTGATACATGTCAACGATCTGCCGGAAGGGAGTCGGCCCCGCAGACATAACGCTGTCAAGCGTTTCACTTTCTTTCTCTGGTGTAGTCTGGTCTGGTGTAGTCTGGTGTAGTCTGCCTCCGGTTTCTTGCTGGCTGTTTCACGGCTTGTCCGTCGGCTGTCCTTCGGACTGTCCGGCGGTCGTCCTCCGGTCAGCAGCGGCAGCAGCGCGGCGTCTCCGGGATCTCTGTTTTTCCGCTTCCCGCTGGTCGATCAGCTTACCCGCGTACTCGTACCAGTCGTGGATCTCCAGCGTTCCGTCCTCGGTTATGTCCAGAAAACCGGCGCTTTTCATGGCCTCCACGAAGGTGTCCGGTTCCTTGTTCCACTGAGCTGCTCTTGCTATGTTCCGGTTGCTGATCCCTTCCAGCGATCCGCTCGGTGCGTTGTCCAGCGCCCAGAGCCAGAAGGACGTTAAAAGGCCCAGCATGTGAGGCGGTTCGATCTCCAACTCGTCGGCAGCCGCCAGCAGCTTTCTGTGATCTTTAAGTTGTTGGTGAACTTGGATCCATGCCACTGTGAGCACCTCCTTTCACGGTCGCCTTTCGGCTTATTTCTGTATGTTCTCCGGTCTGTCCGGCGGTCGTCCTCCGGTCAGTTAAACGGGAGTTCGTCGTCCACACCGTCCGGGATCGACATGAAACCGTCTCCGGTGTCTGCCTGCTGTGCGCTGCCATTTGTACCGCCTCCCTCGTAGTTGCTGTCTGCAAAGTAGATCCGGGAGGCCGTAACCTCTACCGCTTTGCGGTGCTTTCCGTCATTGTCCTGCCATTTTCTCGTTGAGATCCGTCCCTCGACGACTACCTGCCGCCCTTTAGTGAGGTATTTCCCGCAAAAATCGGCCCATTTGTCCCAGCACACGATCGGGATATAGTCGGGAGGGGTGTCCTTCTTTTTACTTGGCACCGGCACGGCCAGATCGAAGCGTGCTACCGGGGTGCCTCCGGTGGTGTATCTGATTTCCGGCTCCTGAGCCAGACGGCCCAAAAGGCCCACATGATTAAACATTTTAGTTTCCTCCTTGTCCTTGCCTTCTTGCTGCGTCCAGTGAGTTGCAGATCTCGTCATACTGTGCCCGTGTCAGCAGGTGGGGATCCTGCTGTCCATATTTCTGCCGGATCCGGTCGTCGATCTGCTGTTGCGTATAACCTATGTCCTCGCCCTTCCGGTACATGCGGGAGAGCTGCGCGTCGGTGAGTGGTTTCTGAGCGCCTGTGTGCCCGTTTGAGGCGGGTTTTCCTACCTGCTGGGTATTTCTACCCGCCGGGCTATTCTGAGGCGCTGTGCCCTGATTTTGGGCCGGTGGCTGGGCCTGTGGAGGCTGCGCTGCTCCCGTGAGGTTCTTCATGTCTGGATCGTCCTCTCCTTGGTCGATCCCGAATTTCTCAAAAAGGTAGTATTTCAGGCAGTAGGTCAGGGCGCTGCCTTTTGCCTTGTCCGGGCCGCCGTCGTTGGTTCCGATCGCGTGCAGTGTAACCTCCAGAATGTCCTCCGGGTTGTCCGCATTAGTCCATCGGATCGTGAGATCTTCCTCATACACCCAGACGACGCGCTGGACGCCCCGCTCGTTTATGGTGTAATGGTGATAGTAAAGGGGATCGCCTTCCGGCGTGTGCCGGGTGGCGGTTTCGGCCACAATGTCAAAGTTGACGCCGTGCTCGTTCATGGCTGGAGTAAGCAGCCGGTACACGTCGCTGATCTTTGCGAATTTGTACTCGACACCCTCCGAGTGTTTCGCTTTTACAATGGCCGGGATCGCCTCCCGGAGCTTAATAAACTTTTGTTGCAGAGTGAGAGCCTTCGGCCGGGGCGTTTTCTTTGCCGTTGCCTTAGTGGCCGCCGGTTTCGTTTCCGCTGCTTCCTGCGTCATGGTCTGCCTCCTTAAAGAATTTGTGATTGTTGATTGTCATTACATACGCCTGCGACTCGTGCCACTCGCTGTCGGTAAGGGCGGGAGCATAAAAGTATTTGATCGGCTCCGTTGTAGCCACATATCCGAAGTCAAACACGGCCGTGACGGCTTCCAGAGCCTCGTCTGAGGGCTCCGGGCGTCTTTTACTGTAGGAGTACATGCTGAGGACTTCGTGCGGCCGCATGTCGGTGTCCTCGCATGTCTGGAGTATGCACTGGGCTACGGCCACCTTGCCCGCGAAGGGCTCGCCGTCGGCCTCTGCTGTGATTACCTGCGCGATCTCCAGCCTCTCGTCGTCGGTCAGGTTGTAACGCTTTTCAAACCCTGCCTCAGACGCCCACGCAGCTGTGAGCTGTTCCATGTCTACCGCGTAGCCTTCGCCGTATTTGAAAATATAGCCTTCCGGCTCCACGGCTGCCTCTGTGGCTCTGGTTTCTGCGGCTGCTTCGGTATCGCTGCCGCGGTTGATAAAATGCGACACGCCCCATACTGTGAAAGCTGCCGCTCCGAGGATCAGGAGCGCCGCCCCGATCCGGGCCCAGTTATAACGCTTGCAAATTTTCCGCAGGCGGTATAAAATAGGCTTAGACTTTCGGCCATTTCTGGCCGGGTTTCTGGAGCGTGTACCCTGTTGCTTGGTAGGTTGAGGGTAGGCGCTCCTTTTGCTTTGTGCGTACATGTTTACCTCCTTCTTTTCACTCGTGCGGGTAGAGTGTAGCGCGGCGACTGCATATAATCGTTAAAATGCTGCGGCCAGTAGGTCACACGCGGGAGCCGGTCGCCGGTGACTCCATACTTCGGGTTATATCCGAACACATTGACATAGCTCAGCAGATCGGCCCGCTCGTTGTCCATGGCCTTGCACACTTCCAGCAGAGCCTCCACGTCGTCGATCGCCCGGTGTGAGTTCTTCACTTTGTCCTCCAGCTTATAGGCAGCGATCGCGTTCGCCAGCTTATGCGGGTATGCCCGGCGGTCTTTGTAAACGGTGAGGCTGTCCAGATAGTCGCAGAAGTCCAGCACGTCGCCGCCTTCCTCTACAAACTCAGTAAAGCGTCCCAGCATTTCACGGACAAACAGGAGATCAAACTGTGCATTGTGAGCCACAAGCAGCGTCCTGTCGGAGCTGTAAATCATATTTGCGAAGGCTGCGGCGGCGTTTCCCTCCGGTATGCCTTCGGCTGCGAGCCTTTCGTCGGTGATACCGGTCAGCTCCACGATCTTGTCCGGGATCCTTTCGCCTTCCGGCAGCTTTATGAACATGTCGGCCCGGTCGGTTTCTATGAGAGATCCGTCCGTCGCCTTCTCGATCCGGATCGCTGCCAGTTCAATGATCCGGCAGCTTTTGGCGTCGAGGCCAGTCGTCTCAGTATCAAAGAATACGGCCGCCTCATATCTCTGGAATATATCGCGGAGGTTATTCATGGTCGCCCTCCTTCTTGATCGTGATCGAGGTCGTCATGGCGAGCTTTGTCTGCTCAATCGCCTGCCTCATGCCGTAGGCCGTTATATTGAGCTGCGCCAGCTGTGAAGCGATCCGCACCGTCTCCTTGAGATCAGCGTCGCTGGCGTTGTAGGCCATTTCCTCGAACGCGAGTAAGTCCTTACCGCCTGCGGCTGTGTAGATTTCTGTCAGCACCTTTGTGAGCATGAGCTTCACAACTCCCGGCAGCGTGTCCGGCAGAGGGAAGGGCCAGCTTTCTGTTTTGTCTTTCTGGTTCGGTTTCTCGGTGTTGTCCAGATGATCCAGATCTCCAGAGTCTCCAGAGTACCGGACTAAAGCGGAGCGGAAGCCGATGCCCGTGTCGGAGCCGGAGCGGGAGTGGCCGCCGTTGAGGCAGAACACGCCTGCGTCCACGCCGTCGCTCCAGTCGCCCCCGCGATACACGCAGCGTTCGCCGTCAGTGTCCAGCCAGAAATATTCCTCGCCCTCATATCCGGGCGCAGGATAGAGGCCGAGCTCGATCAGCTTGTCCGGTACGTCCATGTCTGCACGCTCGTGAAGATCGCAGAACGGCACGCCGTCGTAGTCCTTCCCCTCTGGAGCGGTTGGCTGCAGCACGATCTCTCCGTCTTTTACGTTGTAGTAAACCGGATCCCCGTCCGGCGTATAGATCGCCGTCCATTCTTTCGAGTCTGGAGACTGATCCGCGCCTGCTGCCGCTTCGTTGTTCGGTATGATCTGCGCCTGCCCGTTAAGGAAGCGGACGCCTCCGACATGTTCCCAGACATTCCCCACCATGTCGGCCACGCCTTCCGCTGTCCGGTCGTGGTTCCACTCGATCGGGCCGGATCCTGCCAGCGTTTTGCCGTAGCTGTTTTGGTATGTAGTGCCTTTTTGCTCCGGGTGGCTGTGGCTTTTGCCGCTGTTGGTGTTTCCGGTGGGCACGGTGTCGTTCTCCCAGCTCTGGCGTGCCAGCGCCGCCCACTCGTCGTTAGTGATAAGGTGCCAGCCGGGGCCTTTTGCCTCGCAGAGCCGGATCGCCTCGTCGTGATTGACATTGACGGCCGGAGGCATGAAGGGGAGAGAGTAGGGCCTGCCGTCGATCATGGTGTTGGGGTACTTGCTGATCGCGTACTCCTTCACCTTCCTGCCTTTTAATGTGTCCGGGAGCTTTAGCTCGTCCGGTGTAAATACCACCAGAATGTCCGGGCGGCCCCGGTCGTCAAAAATAACCTCGTTTCTCATGTGTTGCTCCTTTCTATGCGTTTCCATTTGCTCCTACACCGCGGGCAGCGGTAGCCGTACCACGGTAGGACTAAATCTTTGCTTACATTCCATTCCAGCCCGCACTCGCCGCATACCTCGTAGCGTGCCCCTATGCGCCGGGCATGAGTACGGGCTCGCGCCGGTTTCCGGTTGCCAGTTTTCCGGCGCTCTGTGCTGCCGGATCCGGTTCCTGCTGCCTGTCTTTGCAGTCGCAGTGTTCGCCGTGGTCTAAATGTGCTCCGCACTTCGGGCACTCATGGTATGGCTTACTCACGTTATCACCTCCAAAGGATCGGGCGCAGCTCTGAGGCTCTCAATGAGCTGCTGCATGAGCCGCTTCCGGTATTTTTTACGCACGCGGTACTTTTTGGCGTGCTTATATAGGTGCCACCATTTCGGGTGGGTGTTTACTGAGTAGAGCATGGCGTCCATGAATTTGCTCAGCGACTCGGCCGCGATTTTCGCAAACTCCCTGGCTGCCTGAACAGCCCAGTCTATAAACTCCCGCGCCTTTTTGGCGGCGTAGTCGATCGCGGGCTGAACGGTCTTTACTACTTCCTGAGCGATCGCTTTTGCCTGATCTGGGCCGATCGTCAGCGTCAGCTCCATGGTTTCCTCCGGCTCTGCCGGTTCCGTTTCCGGTTTGTCTGGGATCGCGGTTGAGTCGCTCAGCAGATTGTAGCCATTTTCATAATGCCAGCGGATCCCGGCCGCGATTTCGAGCGCGTTCATATCCTCGCCGAAGTGTCCGCAGTAGTAGCCGTTCAGCATAACGGCGTTCGGATCTTCCTCTAAAACCTCATGGGCCTTTTCCAGATCGTCCGGCTCGAAGGTTTCCGTGTCCGGATCAAGCCATGCAGCGTACCCGTTCCAGCTGCGCCCGGTTTTCCATATAATCACCCACGCGATCCCGTCCCGGATCTCGTCGGAAAACTCTTTTGCTACTTCATTGAGTGCTGCCATGTCTCTGCCTCCTTTCTGATATGCACAACGGTTACAATGTCCTCGACTTCGTGTTGAGTGATGTATGTGTCGTCTGGGCTCAGCCCGATGAAGTTCAGCAGCGGATCGAAGCCGTCGAGCATAAGGCTGGTGACTGCTACCGCGTTGAGCCGGTAAACGGTTATTTCTACAATGCAAGGGCGGTCGTCTGCTTCCAGTACCGCCGGGAATGACGCGCAGCTCAAAAGGGCGGCGTCATATCTAAAGTCCTTTTTCATGTCTGTGTTTTCCTTTCTGCGACGTCACACCTTCACGGCTTCGGCAAGATCCGAGTGATCGGCTTCGTCGGCTTTCCTTCCGCGCCTTTTGAAGTTCTCCGCAAGGCGGCGCTGGGCCAGTGTGGCGCTATACTCTCGCCGCATGTTCCGATCGAGCCCTCCGGTTTCACCTCTTTTCAGTTCCTTGTAGACAGTGGCTACATGGACGCCGATCTGGTCGGCTATGTCCTGAACGCGGTCGCCTTCCAGATAGAGGGCCTCCAGCGTCTGCCGGTCTGCCAGTGTTAAATATCTGTATCCGCTCACATTTTCACCTCCTTTGCGGGGCCCTTGCCGCACCCGGCCACTTTGTAAAATCTGCATTGTTGGGCGTGCGCTTCTCAACCGGCTTTCACGCGATCCGGCGGGTGCTTTTTTGTCGGGAGGCCCGAACCGTATCAGCTTTCACCTTAAAAACTGCAAACCTGTTGAACGACATGGAGCCTTTTAGAGCGTTGCTGCTCTCCACCGCTTCCGGGTTTTCACCTTAAAAGCCCGGCAAAACCTGTCAACCTACACCGCACAATACAGACTTTATAAAGTGGCCGTGTATGGCCTTTTTCTCTGTTTCTGGGTAAAAAAATAATGCGTCGGGAGGCTTTCGCTTCCTTTCGCATTTAATGTTACATTTTTCATTGGTAAATGTCAAGAGTAAATGCGAAAAAAGTCAAAAATATTTTATAAGGCCCCACTGAGGGCCTTTATTTCTGCCTGAAATACTTCCTCCGGGGTGTGCCAGTTGAACATTTTCCGGGGGTAGTCGTTCATCCAGCCTTCTATATAGTCGGCCCGCTCGTCCGTCATGTCCTCAAAGCTCGATCCCTTCGGGGCGTGGCGGCGCACGAGCTTGTTCTGGTTTTCGTTGCTGCCGCGTTCGTATGCACTATACGGGTGACAGTAGTATAACTTCGTCCTTTTCTCGCCTTCGCGGAGGCTGCTCCGTTCCATTCCTTCGCAGTTCGCAAACTCCGATCCATTGTCTACCGTTATGCTCTTGAAAATTAGAGGGAAAAGCTCGCCGTATCTCTTTTCCAGAGCGTCCAGCTCGGCCACGACATTCTCCGCTTTCTTCGCTTCCATTCTCCGTGTGATTTCCCGGCGACTGAGCCGCTCGGTTAATACGAGCAGCGTTGTGGTGCAGCCCTTGGCGCTTTCCACGCAGTCCATTTCCCAGTGGCCGAAGGTTTCCCGGTTATTGATTTCTTCCGGGCGTTTCTCTATGCTTTCGCCTTTTGGCGCTCTGGACTGAGCTTTTGTATGCCGGTATTCTCGTTTACGGCTTCCTTTTACCGGGAGATCTTTGTTTGTGATCCGGAGAAATACGCCTTTTTCTATGTAGCTGTAAAGAGTGTTTACTGAGATCGTAGTGTTGAATTTTAAGCCCTTCGCCTTGATCCTTCCCAGCACCGCCGCGGGACTGTATTGCTCGTCGGCGATCTTGTGCTCGATATATTCGGCGAGCTTGCGATCCTTCCCCAGTTTCAGCTCCGGCCCCTTGGCTTTCAGGTTCTCCCGGTACCGATCGTGGGCTATGTCTGGGCTGTATCGGATCTCCGTCGTCCAGTCACTATTGCGGTGCTCATACTGTCCGCGTTTTTTCTCCCGGTATATTGTGGAGATGTGGACGCCGAGATTTTCGGCGATCTCTTTCGCCCCTTTTCCGTCCTTGAGCTGCTGCTCCATACGCAGCCGATCAGTTTTTGTCAAATGCTTGAAACGCCGTGCCATTATATATCCCTCCGCATAAAAAAAAGAAGGGGCAGCCGTAGCCGCCCCTCCACTTGTTCCTTGGTGTTATTGTTCGTATTCCCTCAAAAGCTCCGCGGTTTCCTCGTCGGTTACAATGTCCGAGAGTTTACAGTTCAGAGCCTTGCAGATCCTTAGCAACGTGGAAAGCTGCGCCTTGCTTACGTCCCGGACTCCCTGCTCGTAGTTTTGGTAGACGCGGACGCCTACACCGGCCAGCTTTGCGAGCTGGGACTGAGAGAGTCCGGCGGCCTGCCTGCGTTCTTTGAGGTTGTCGTTTCTCTTTTCGATCTTTACCGTGATTTCCATATCTGGCCTCCTTCTTGACTTGTTAGGTGGCGGTGGATATAATAAAGGCGGTGGGTGGGAATTTCCCACCGCCGGAGCTTTAGGACTGCTTGGGTTTCTTGTTTGGCTTTATGGTTATTGTGATCCGTTCCACCGCTTCACTTTCTAAAGCCTTTTTAAGAACTTCGAGCAGTTCTTTTGTTTGCTTTTCTTTATCGTCCACCGGTTCGCCTCCTTTCTGTGTTTTTGTTCCTCCTTTCTGATTACTCAGGTTTTCCCTTGCCTTGTGCTTTTATTATACATCTAAAGATGTATATAGTCAAGCTCATTTCCTCCGCTTTTCGCATTTTTTCACAAGAAAATAGGGCGGTTTTCCGCCCTCATTCTTCCGCGCCGAGTAGCTGCTCAATCGGTACGCCCAGCGCCTCAGAGAAAAATATAAGTTCGTAGTCAGGGACTACTCGATCGCCGGTTTCTATCCTGCTGATCGCTTTCTGGTTCAAGTTTAGTCCGGCAAGCTGTACCTTTGCCGCGAGCTGCTCCTGAGAGAGTCCCGCAGCCTCGCGCAGCGCCTTTATTTGAGGCCCCGAAGCGTTGCACCTGCCGTCTTTGTGCTTGTAAATTTTCACTTTTTCAGTGCCTCCTTCTTATGCCAAAGATAGGTAGAACGCATATTGACATTACCATGCTTCGCCCGTTATAATTATCCCAAACATGACTAAAGGCGAAAAAACGCTAATTTCGAGCATGTGCAGGAGGTAAAAACATTATGCGAAAAAAGGACGCAGATCAGAAGCAGGTAGAGGCCCCACGGGGCAAAAAGAAGTGGATCATTATTGCGGTTGTAGCGGTCGTTTTGATTGCGGCGGCGGTCGGAGGGAATACCGAAACGCAGCAGCAGACTACGGGAACGCAGGCTACCTCAGAGGCCCCGGAGACTCAGGATCCTGCCACTGAGGCAGTGAGTGAAACGGAAGCCAAAGCGGAGCCGGAAGCAAACACAAGCGCAAAGGTTGACGCTCTGGCCTTGGCTGCAAAGCAGGATATTGAGGAAAACGGAGTTTCAGACGCGAAACGAGACGAGGCCGTGACCTTCATTGTAGAGCATTATCCTGATTTTTACGCAGATAACGAAACAATGGAGCAGGCCATTTCTTACGGTTACTGGCTTGAATACGCCTACCAAAACGACGAGGCCGCGAGGGATTATGCGGAGCTTGGCATGGACTTGGAGCAGGCCGTTAAATATGTTTACCGGGGAGCCGAGAGCGTGGAGAACGACGCCACGCAGGAAAACCTCAGCCAGATCCGGGAGTCGCTCGAAGCTATCGGCCAGACTGTTGAATAATAGAAAAAATGCCCGGCAGGATTTCTCCCGCCGGGCTTTCTCGTTGTGCGGGTTTTCCCCGCTATTATTCCGTTTTTTCTTCGGTTTCTACCGGCTCGCTTGCCGGTGTC